CTTTTGCAATTGTTGTAACACCAGCTCCGCTAGTTACGGTTTGCGATATTTCGGTTCCAATACTAATTGATATTTGGCTAGTCAATTTAATGGCAAAAAGTGATGAAAACTGATTTTCATTAAAAGTTGTTCCTCCTCCAAAAGTTTCTGGATTTTTTAGAATACCAACTTGAGCAAATTTTGTATCTGTAGGAAAATCTTTAGTCGAATCATCAAACCTAGCATATAATAATACTTTATCAGTTCCTAACTCTTGATAAATGTTATATCCATGACCTTTAGATGGTGGAATTATTGGAATTAATTTTGCATTTTGTCCATCTTGATTCTTTAAATCAATAGCTCCAAAAGTATAACCTTTACCTCCTTGAGTTACTGTTATTTCAGTTATCACTCCACCGGTTGTTTTTATACTTACTTTTCCTCCAGTTCCATCACCTATAATATCAGCAGTTCCATCTTGATATCCAGTTCCACCATTTTCAATATATACTGTTTTGATTTGATTGTTATTATTATCAGAATTTCCACCATCTCTGATTATTTGAATATCAGAGTCTGTGGTAGTTGACCAATTATTCGGAACAACAAAAAATTCCGTAGAGTCAAACTTAATGACATCTGATGGTGAAATTTTAAACAAATATTTCCACACATATCCATCACTCAATAAACTTGGTTCTGGATCAGTATGTGTTGGTTTAACTGTTGATAAAGGAACAGTGACTGTATCAGTGGGTCCTGTAGATCCAGAAGTTCCATTATCAAGGCAGATATAAACCTTAAACTCATCAGTAATTACGTAATATTTTGCACCATATAATGTTAAAGACCTATTAACAGGAGATAGATTACTCTGCCCATAATCATGTCTATACATATCATAGGCATTGTTTTCAATCCAATCAATTCTTGTTACAACTCTTCTAGCGTTTTCCGTGGTAATTTTTTTACCAAATAAACTAGTATCTCTATAATGAGACAAATATTGCAAATTATCTACAGGATTATTAGTTGTACTGGTATCCCAATTAGTAGTTCTGCCAAAACCAACATCTGTTGGATTTGATAATCCTAAAAAAGCATAATAAGAATTATTACTGATAGACTCTACAAAGGAACCAGCATTCAATATTCTAAATTGATCTGTTACGAATGCAGCCATATTGATAGTTTTTTAGATATTTATACGATATAATTAAGATTCTATTTTAGGAAGAGCACCGGTTTTTCTAATCCCAACACCTCTCCTTTGAATAGTAGGATATGTTGCTAAACCTGAAACAACATTTCCGGTTACGGCAATTGACACTGGATTTGAAGATCTTGTTCCACTAGATAGTCTTCCCCATGAATATCTTCCAACAATATTATTTGGATTACTTCCAGTAGTAGCAATTCCAACAATGTTTGTATTGGAGTCTACATTACAGGTTATAAGTCCCACATGTGTGCTTCCTGATAACTGTTTAGATGACCAGTCACCAACATAATAAATGTTATCTAAACACGTAGTTCCAATACCAACCGTATTGGAATTTAAACCGGTAGTGTCAATTGAGGTCACACCGTTGCCAACATTAGTTTCATTGATATAAATGGGATATCCGGTAGATAATCCACTGAGTGTTGCACCAGTATCGATAATTGTAAATACAATAGCTAATGGATTAGATGCAGTTCCTGCAGATGTTGTAATTCCGGTGACAATTCCGGAAGCACCATTTATGGCATTAAATCCTGTTATTTTTTCAATATTTAAATTGGGAGTTTCTGCAAATATTGTAGGTTCAACTGTATATCCAACTCCGGGATTAGTTATTGTTGTTCCAGTAACTACTCCGTTAGTAACAGATGCTGTTGCTGTTGCTGTTGTTGTTGCTATTCCAACAAATTTCAATGCTATGGTTGTTTGATCTGAAAGGTATCCAAAACCAGGATTTGATGTAGATATGCCAACAACAGATCCGTTTCCATCAATTGAACAAGTAAATGTAGCAGTAATTGGATTTGTATTTTCTACAATCAATCCATCACATGGAGTTGAAAGATCATTATAACCACCATCATCAGTTTCAAAACTGAATAGTTTTGAATTTTCAATAAACACTTCTGTATCAGTTGTTGATACATCCTTAATAATTCTTGCGGTTGGGAAAATTAAAGGTTCTATTGAATCTCTAGTTTTGGATATAAACTCACCATTAATTTTTTTACCTGCTTTTTGTTTAGTCCATGAAACTGGTTTTTGATTTTGATCGTCAACTCCAATACGATCGTAACGATTAGTTTCAATTCTATCAGATTCTGTTAAATCATAAACTGTTCTATTTTCTTGTGTTACTGTGTTTGAAATAGTGTTATTACTTTTAACTTGAACAATATCACCAGGTTCTATGGTTGGTTTGACATTATCATTTTGTTGAGAATCTGTACCTTTAAGACCCTTATAGTAATAAATTTCAACTTCATCTTCAAATAAAGGTGCCTTTGTAAATACAAATGAGGTTCCACCTTCAAATACGTAATTAGTTACAGGTTTTTGAAGAACACCATTTATAAAGATTACCAATAGATTGTTCATGTTATCTTTAATTGGTTCATTATTATCAGCTTCAAAACTGAGAAGTTCTCCATTATATTGAAGAGGGAATCTAGTTTTATTTCCATCTTGAAGTTCTTTGATACTATCAATATAATCAAGTTCTCCAAATTCCCAGGCAGCAAAACTATCGGAATATGTTTCGAGTACAGTAAGTTCAAAATTAGATATTGGGGAGGATAATCTGGAATCCGTAACTAAACCAACCGGTTTGAATACATCACCTTTTTGGAATGCATATCCTGATCTTGAAATTTGAAACTCTGATACTTCAAAATGAGTAGATCCTATTCCTACAGTTGTAGAAGATCCACCAACTTTAACATCTACTAATAATCCAATTCCAGTATCTGTTGTTGCTCCAACTCCAAGCCTAGAAACTCCAGTAACAGGAAGGTTTTTATATGCTGGATTGTCTACAAACACTTCCGGATTTACATAATTGGTTCCAGCAGAACCAACGTTAAATGATAGAGTTCCACCAATGCCTATAGAATCAACTGAAACTACTGCTCCTGTACCAGCACCACCGCCACTTCCTACACCAATTTGAATAGTATTCAATGTAGTTGCTGCAATTGCTACTTGTTGATTATGAATTGGGTCTCCTCCTGACTGTCCTCTTCTCAATTTTGTTTTTGATATTGCCCTTGGATATGGGTGATTTGTTGCATGACTATCCTTAGAACAGGTGAATGTCAATGATTCTGTGGCAATACCAATCGTATTTGATGTTGTTAATCCATGATTAAGAATAGTCAGAACTAAATCACCAGTTCTAGAATTATAAGTAGCATCTGTCGCAGTATGAGTTCCACCAGTATTATCTGTGATTGAATTTACTCCAGCACTTACAAATCTATGATCATACTCTATGTCTACTACAGTTACTCCAATAGAAACTAATCCATTATACCCGGATCCCAAGTTATCAGTGGTTCCTAATCCCACTGATACGAAACTACCTCCAGCACCGACAACAGCAGTCACAGAAGCACCTACAAGTGGTGCAAATCCAAGTCCAGGAGTAGATCCAAGTGAAACTATAATTCCACCTCTAGGAGTCTCATTTTGATTAACATCAGTATCTGAGGTTACAAATTCTACAGGATCTATATCTGGTTTTGTTATTCCAGAAAATTCTACAGTTGTTATTCCTGAAGAGGTATTTTCATTAATTTCATAATTAAATATAGTAGGATTGTTTGCAGTTTTTGGTGATTGATAAATGCTGTTAATGAAGATAAGACCACTTCCACCCGTAGTTCCAATACCAGTAGTATTTGCTCCACCAACAGTTAATGTAAATGTTCTTCCTATTCCTGTAAATTGATCGGATATATTATCATAAACTTTATTGATGTCTTGTAAATTACCACTATCATCAACAATAGATTTTAAGAACGTTCTTCCGGTAAATGATGATGTTTCAAAATCTAAATTGAGTCTAGTTTTATCAATTTGAGGATTTCCTCTAGGTGCTTCTGCAAAATTAATTTCATCATCTACAATATTAAATGCTCCTTTGTAAATTCTTGCTTCGGTATTATCTGAATGAGATGTTGCAGAAGATCCAACAAATCCCCTATCAACTTCAACAAGATTAATACTTCCACTATTAGTAATTGGACCAATATTTGTAGTTCCAAGTCCAACATTAACTATGCCCATGAACTCCTCATCAACATATAATATATCTTTTATATTGATTGTTGAAATTCCACTTAAAGAAACAAAGGTAGTGCTAACTCCTAATGTACCTCCAATATTTCCGGATAAACTATGTGCTATTCCAGTATATGCAACTGGATATTGAACTAATTCATCAACTGTAATAATACACTTGGAATTTTTTTTCTTCATAGTAAATCTATGAGCATTTCCTTCTCCTAAGGAAGCAAATGTTGTTCCAATTCCACTTATAGCATTTGAAGTTGATGTTGCAACTTTAAAAGTGTTTTCAGTAAGTTTAATAGCATATACTGAACTTGGTAAAACGTCAGTGGCACTTGTCATCATAGCACTGGTTCCAACACCAACAATTGTAGAGTTTGGAGTATAAATTAACTCTTCACCAGTGTAGAAAAAGTGATCTTCAATAGTGAATATTCCAGTAGTTGCTGCTAAAGATACTGAATTTGGATTAAACTGTTTTGAGAATATTGGTGTATTATTTGTAGTAAGTTTAAAGTTTTTTCTATTGATTCTATCACCATTAATTGAATTATAGAATTTTTCATCAATACTTTCAGTAGAAGATCCATATGTCAAATCTAGGTAATCATTAAGAACATCTGTTCCGGTGTATAATGATTTACTGAAAATTTCAATATCAGTTTGTTGAGTTTGATCATCTGGATAGAACTTTAATACTAAATTACTACCAGATACTTCTCCTCCAAATGTTCCAATACCAGATAAAGTATCAAGGGTATTAACAGTGGTATCCACCGAAAGGAAAGGTAATTGTTGTGTATAGATATCAGTTCCATCAAATATCATCATGACTTGATGAAGTGCTTTACTGGAACCTATACTAACTTGTACTACAGATTTTGATGCATTAAATAATGTCTTGTCTAAAGTATGAATGGTCGTCGATGCTATACCAACCATAGATTGGAAGTTGGATTCATAAATTGCACTTCTTTCCTGTCCATCCAGTTGATCGGAAGACTTAAATCTAAATGTGCCTATTCCAGATGTTGTTGTTCCAAATCCAACAACATTAGTTCTTATATTAAGTGAATCTGAAGAAGTATTTTCATGCACTAATGATAAAATTCCTCCACCTAAATCAGTGCAAGTGAAGAAACCTATTTGATCTCCTGTTGAAGAACTTAAATTATTATCAATATAA